TATTGCGTGGTGATTTGGATGACTGAGGTTAAGAAGCGTAATGGGTTGAGTGATTCGTTTGTTGGTGGTAAGCGGAATCATTCGTTTACGGACGCGGATTTGAAGCGAGAGATACGTTATATGGATATACGGGCTTATTGTTTGAAGAAGATGCATAATACACAGGAGCATAGTGACAGGTATTGGCAGGTAACGGACGAGAATTTCAGGGTATATATGCAGGGCATACATGATGCATGCGAGGATTTTTTGGGATGGATGGAAGGTAGGATAGACCAAGATGAGTGATGTTAGTAGTTTAGATTTATGGATAGTACAGTTGGATGATTTGATACAGCATGCATTGAAGATACGGGATGACAATGTTATGGATTATAAGACTGAGAGTAGGAAGGCTTTTGAGATGGGGATTAACATGTTGGTATTATTGATGAAGAGTATGATAGAGGACATGGTAGCGGAGAAGAATGAGTGATTTTGTATATAGTATATTAATAGGGTTAGGGATAGTGACTATAGCGATGGGTATAGCGGCATGGTTGACGGTGAGGCGTTTACATGAGAAAGAAGCACGCGGCAAGTAGGGTTCGTCACATGAGTATGTGTGGTCGTGATTGTACAGCGTCGGAGTATTCTCGGATGCGTAATAACAAGAAGTGGTATGTAACGTGTAAGCATTGTTTGAGGTTATTGGTATGAAGTGCAAGTTATGTAAGAGTGAGGAGTGGAAGCACCCTTTGACGAAGAAGATGCGTTGCGGTTATTGTTATGACAGGAATGGAGTAAGACGATGAAGTGGAAGTTTGATTGTTTTGTATGTGGGGAGCGTTGGGAGCGAGAGCATCGCAACATTGGTGAGGACAATTTTATATTTAGTAAGAAGAAAGAGGGAAGACCGATGGTAGATTGTTACAGATGTAAGATGGATGATGTTTATGTTCCTATAATGGGAGACATGGTGGGTAATCGTGGATAGAGTGATGCATTTGTATAATAACAATACAGAGTACAAGTTTCCGCCTCGTACCTATTGTGGCAGGATAGTATCTTCAGACGAAGGTTATCACGACATAATGGCGACAGATTCAGAAGAAGAGTACACATGCAAGTCATGTCGGAGAGTTGTGTATAAGATGGTGTGTCGTGGGTGAACCGATACATAGGATTGACAAGAACAATCTTGATTGGACAGTTTGTGGTAGGTACATTAATGGTATATCGAAATTAAGAACGTCAGAAGAGGCATTAGAGATTACATGTTTGGCATGTAGTTATAGAAGACTTGGAGATAGAGATGAGGAAGCAGGAGCAAAGAAACAAGATAAGTAGATTATTGAGAACGAGTAATCGGAACCGTAATGCGTTTCGATGGAGTAGTAATGAGACTAAGGCTCATATTGACATGAAGTTTGCGATATGCAAGAAGTTGAAGGAGTGGGGGCATGAGTTTTATACAGAGGCGATATTTGAGCCGAGTGGATTGAGGGCGGATGTGATAGATGCTGATGAGGGTATTATCTATGAGGTAGTAAATACTGAGAGTTCGGAGTCGTTGGTAAGGAAGCAGAGTCGTTATCCGCTTGAGATACGTATTGTAAATGCGAATCAGAAGTTTAGTGAGGAGTTATTATTGTAAACAACAATTTTGAGAAGGATTTGGCGGATGGTCACAAGGGTGAGCAGGCAGTTAGGCATTTTGGAGAGACTGTTTTGGATTTGCGGTTTATTAAGTATAATGATGACAGTGCTTTTGATATATTGTTTGAGAATGACGAGTGTGATGTGGTAACGTATGAGGTAAAGACAGATTTGTTTGAGAAGAACTGGGATGAGGATGGAACTGGTAATATGGCAATAGAGTATAAGTGCAGGGGTCGGAAGAGTGGAATAAGAAAGACTAAGGCGTTATATTTTGCGTATTACATTCCTAATGTTCGAGACAAGCAGTTATGGGTAATAAGTGTAAAGGATTTGAAGAATTTGTTAAAGGAGTGTGTTTTCAAGCGTGTAAGTGGTGGGGAGACGTATTATGACAGTGATGAGAAGGTAACGCGTTGTTTTTTGATAGACCGGTACAGATACATGAAGCATTTTGACGTATATAGTTGGGATGGTCGGGGTTGGTTATCATAATTAGAATCATAAAGGATGGAGAGGTAGTAGAGGAGTCGGAGAGTTTACAATATATTCACGAAAAGTTAATATTGCATGACAAAAAGGTTAAAGAAGTCGAGATACGTATAGCGAAGTACAAGTATGACTGATTCCAAATTTATTTCGCAAGCGATAGCTGGGGCATTGGAGATAATGAATGAGCAGCCTTTGAGTTTGAATGAGTTTATAGATGAGGTGATGAGTGATTACATGGAGGAGGAGCCGGGAAAATATGTTCCATTGGGTGCTATGCATAAGGAGTGGCAGGAGAATTTTGAGAAGGGAGATTACACTGCGATAATTTGTGCAAGGGGTCACTTGAAGACGACATGGGGGCTTTGTGTGTTGGCATATTTCATGCATAAGCAGCCAAATTTCAGAGCTTTGTATATTTCGGCTACATTGGAGCAGGCATGGGACAAGTTGGAGCAGTTTGAGGAATTATGTAAGCGGTCTTGGCGGTTGAGTACATATTTGGAGAAGCATGATGAGCGAAAAGTTACGATTAGGAAGGGAGCTAAGCGATTTAATAATGGAAGTAGGGTTCATGGTGCCAGTATTGGAAAGGCACTTGAGGGTCCTCACGTTCACATGATAATTTTGGATGACGTTTTGCAGGAGTTTCCAAATTTGACAGATGAGAAGGTAATTCATTACGTTCAGAGGGTTGTGATGCCGATGAGGTTGCCTGAGTCTAAGATGTTATTGGTAGGAACTCAAAAAAGAGTAAGTGACATAACGGATTGGGTAAGTGAGAGTAAGGAGTGGAATGTAGTAAGGCATCCTGCTTTGTTGGAGGATGGAAAACCGAGATGGCCTGAGTATTGGGACCAAGACAGATTGGATAAGGAAAAAGAGACGATGGGAAGTCGGGCTTTTGAGTCTGAGTATATGTTAAATCCGTTGGACCCTGAGAGTGCGGTAATTCCGTATGAGGTACTTCAGAGATGTTTGGACATAAAATTGGACATGGGTCTTCCAGATTACACAGATGAAATAAGCGTCATAATGGGTGTTGACTTGGCTGTGGGCATGAACAGTCAGAATGATGAGACAAGCTACTGTATTGTGGCTTATAATAAGCGTACAGAGCATCGTAGGCTCCTGTATAGTTGGACAGGTAAGGTAATGGCACAGGGAAGTGGTTGGTTGGAGACGCAGGTTTTAAAGATTAGAGAGTTGGCGAAAAGATTTAATCCAGATACTATAATGATAGAATCGAATGGGTATCAGAGGCTTGTGGTTCATAGTGCGAGTGATTTGGCGGGCTTACCAGTCGAAGGACACAACACAGGAAGAGAGAAGCACTCCCATGATGTGGGCATACCGGGCTTGGCCTTGGAGTTTGAGAAAGAGAGATACCAGATTCCGTGGAAGAAGGAAATAAGGGAGGCCAGTCGTCCGGGACCGCGAAAGTTAACGGATGGATTGGCGCGGTTGATTTATGGAAAGAATGGAAGACTTGAGGGTCACACACCAGATTCGGTAATGGCTTTATGGATGTGTGAGTTAGCGATAAAGAATTTGAATAAGAAGGGATTAAGTTTTGCAAGTTGGGAATACGTATAGGAAAGTTTATATACATTGACTATATGCATAGTTTCCAACCACACATGAAAAAACGAACAAGGTTGGAGATTTACGGAATTAGTGATGATACAAAGTCGAGCATTAAGGAAATTGCTAAAGCTGAGAATGTGCCGACAGGCGTCTTAGTAGAGCCGTTACTTAGGAGATATGTTCGGGAGTATCATGGCCGATAAGAAAACCAGATACAAGATTCCTAATGGGGTAAAGGAGGAGGCTCGTCGGGGTCGGACTTTACGAACTATGCACGGTTATGGTGGTGGTAAAGTTACAAAGTCTATTAACTACAAGTTAAGGGTGCAGAAGGATGTTGGTTATGGAACTGCGGTAAAGATAGACACATATTATAGAAGGCATGAGGATGTTGACCCTAAAGGCGAGAACTTTGATAATCGTAAACAGCCGAGTAAGGGTTTGATTATGTGGAAGATGATGGGTGGCAATGCAGGTCATAGTTGGAGTAAGAGATTAAAGAAGAGTTTGGATGTAATACAAAAAAGAGAAAGGCTTAATAAGATAAACAAAACATTGGAGGCAATATATGGCATGGTACGATAGGATGCTTGGGCGTAAGCCAGTTCGCAAGGTTTCGGCATTAGAGCAGATAATATCCAGAGACAGTAATCAGGTATTGAAGGAGGCTCGGACTCCTGTTTATTCAGGTGTTGGTGCAATGGGTTCTTTTGAGGATTCGATACTACCTCCAGTGGACCAGAATTATTTAGAACAATTAGCTGACAGGTATTCTCATCTTAGAACGGTAATCACTCGAATCGCGTCCCAATCCGTAGCTAAGGGGTGGGAATACCACGCTGTTGGTGATACGGGTGATAAAGAGGAGAGGAAGATTTTAGAAAGTTTGTTAAGAGACCCGACAAGAGGAGATGCAGATATATCAGGAATGGAATTATTTAAGGCAATGATAAGACAGTTAGAAGTCTTTGATGATGTATGGGTAAGTATTGTTTATGATAGGATAGAGGGTAGTGAGGATAA